CAGCAAGTACAGTTGGAGGACGAAAGTCCCGTGACTGTCCACAACAGAACGGAAGCACTGCTTAAAGGATTCGAGGCGCTGATGCAAATGCATCGCGCCGCGAACGTCGTCCTTGAAGCTGCTCGAGTTCAAATATCCGATTATCTCAATCGATTACCCGACGAGGAAAGTTGGCTGACTTGTGCAAAGCATTTGTTAGCCTTTCCTATGGCAAGGTATTTGAGAGAACCGGAGCCGGCCCTGAATTACGACTGTTTCAGGCCGAAGGGATGCCTTCGTCGATGGATGAAGAATCGCCTCAACAGCTACTGTACCAAGAACACACATTTGTGGTTTTCATGGTTGCAGCTAAAGAGGTGCGCTTTACCAGCATCGGACGAGAATATCCAGTCAAATTATGAGAAGCATTACAAGACTTTGTCGAGTCCCCCTTCAGGGGATCCCAAAGTCCTTGACGCAGTTTTCAAGAACCGAGACTTCCAGCGCGTTTTGCGCTTTGTAAATAGAAAGTCTCTGTCCTCTTATGACAGCGAAAAGTTGTACTGTGCTTCGAATAGTGCGACATTTGACACTACTCGCTCTCGTGGCGGCGCATACGGTGAACTACGTGCGGACGCCACTGAAGAACTCAGAACTCAGGATGTGTCTTTGATCATCTCGGGGAACTCGCTTCATTCAATGAAGTTTGTTCCGAGGCGCTTTGACAAGAAGGGGATCCGAAAGGAAAGCCAAATTGTTGAGCGTAGATCTCAGATCGATCTTGGGTTCATGTGGAAGAAACAAAACTCTTTCCAGGAATGCCCCTACGGGTCTTTGCTTGACGTTCCGTTCGAAGACATTTCTGTCTATCGAAGGACCATCTCCAATCTTCGCTGCAGGAAGGACTCTTGTCTTTGTAAAGACGCTAACAAAGAGAACCTCGACTGCACGATCCAGGGGATCATCGAACCTTTTAAAGTTCGAGTCATTTCCAAAGGACCCGCACGTGCGTATTATGGGGTCAAGGGCCTTCAAAAGGTCCTTCACTCCACGATCCGCCACATGTCCTGTTTCAGCCTTGTAGGCCGGACAGTTGATGCAACGTGCGTTACTGGAATCGCCCAAGCTTCCGAGCCTGGGGACGAATGGTTCAGCATCGATTACTCGGCTGCGACTGATGGTCTAAATATAGACTACTCCCGTCGCATCCTCGAAGTTCTAATGCGTAAGTTCCCTGGACCTGTCCAGGAACTGGCCACGAAGGTCCTCGGGCCTCATTTCCTCCACTATCCCGACAAGAAGGGGAAAGTCCATTTGAAGGGTCTTCAGATGAACGGGCAATTGATGGGGTCACCCCTGTCATTCCCTGTTCTCTGTTTAGCCAACTTAGGACTCTACCTCCACGTCACCCAAGAACTCCACGACAATCGTGGTTGGACACTTGCTCAGCGTCTCGCCGCAGTTTTAATTAACGGCGACGACATGCTCTACGCTGCCCCGAGAGATCTTGTTAAAGATCACATCTCAGTTGGCGAACACGTTGGACTTAAGTTCAACGTCGGCAAGTCCTACGTCCACTCACGCTATGCGAATATTAATTCGCTCAGCATTGACTGTCGACTTGGAGACAAGCAGCCTCACCCCCGATCGATCCCGTTTTTCAATACGGGCCTTTTCTTTGGACAAAATAAAGTCCTTGGATCAGAGGATCGGAGAGAGAATGCCCTCGAACTCGCCGAGTCCCATATGGGGGGTCTACCTTCAAAAGGTATGACTTCCTACATGAACTCGATGATTGAGGGTTTCCTCCCGACTGAGGCCAGCCGTTTCTTGGCTCGGTTCCTGAAGCTTCACAGCGACAGGCTCAACGAGGAGACGCTTTCGGTCCTGAGGTATTCAGAGCCTGGGAAGAAGAC